CTAATTGATTACCCACTTTCAAAGCCATACCAAGCCCTTGAGCAGCTGGATGTGGGATTGCAGAAAGTACGGGAGCAATAAAATCAGAAGCAGTTCCAATAGCATCTTTGAACCAATCACCCAACCCATTCATATCAACAGGAACACCTACAGGAAGCTCTCTAAGAGCGTGAGAGAGGAAGCGGATAGCGACATCATCACGTTCAGGAGGTTCAACAGCAAGAACGACAAGATCCAAATCTTGATTGGAAGGAAATCGTTCAACAACAATGTTCCAATTAATAGTTAAAGTAGATTGAGCAGTTAGCCCAGTAAAGAGAGCGCCAGTCATATCAAACTGAGTCATCTGTAAATTATTGTAGCCGTAAACAGCTTCACCATCTGGAATAGTCCAGCTAGAAACTGCGGGAACTATAACCCTAGCTGTTTGAGCACTAGGTTGAGTATTCCAAGTATTATCAACAATTATCGGAATAACGGGATAATAGTCACTAGTAGGAATATCCTCCGAATGCAAACGGCCAGGAACATAACAACCCTTAGCAGCATCCCACTGTTTTGAACCAGCGAGAAGAAGAGCTGAAGCAGTGCCATTGGGTGGGCCTTCCATTTCTATAGCAGAAGCAGAAGCCCAAGCATAGCCAGGAGCACCAGTAGTTCCATTAGCATAAGCAAAATTTACAGTAGGGGCATCAGTGAGGTCTGGAACAGGTGAAGTCCAAACACAAACAGTACCACCTTTATACAGTTCAGCTGAAGTATTATAAACTTCAAAGCCCTTAGATATGACGCGACGCTTTCCATTACCATAAAGCGATGGGAGCTGCATATTCGTAATTTGAGTAGTGGAAGCAGTAACAAGCATGTTAAAGGCACCAACGGCACCACCGGAAGGAGTTGCATAAGCGGTGAGACCTCCGATGGATCTACTAAAGTTGGAAGCTAAATCATTATTAAAAGTATTAGGACCACTAACAGAACTGGAACCTACAAAAGTACCAGTAATAGTGGTCATGGGAGAAACTTGTTCCCATGGCCAATCCACAATCTGGCAATCCCAAAGGGAAGTTGAGCCAAGATTGGGAGGAGCACTAATGGTCATACTTTGTTTAATAACTTGATTAACATTCTTGCTAACTGAACCATCTGGATAACCACAGACATTAACAGGATTATCATGAAACGGATCGAGCATAATTGTAACAGCAGCTCGACCAGCTTCCGTCATGCCAAGTTTATCTCCAAGTTTTGCAAGGAGACCCTCAGAACGACGAGCACGAGCAGACCCACCACTAGATGTAGAAGAAGACATTATGCAGGACAAATACAACGTAAAGCACTAAATACAAACACGCTAATAACACTAAATGCAGTCAAAGAGAGCAAAATTATAGCAGTCAAACGTTTAGGATGAACAATACGAATAGAACCACACATATATAACATTTAAAGGAAGCTTACGGTTACGTAAACTTATTTTGCGAAGACATTAATTATGAGCTCAACGCAAAATTAAATAAGTTTATTAGTGGAATAAAGGACTTAAAGTCAATATTAAAGTGTGGGTCTTTAGACTCATCACCCCTCCACAACCACTCAATTTGAGCTGGTGGGAGATATGACATTCGGGCACTATGCAATGTAACGTCAGGATTAACCTCGACGACCATTTCTTTGCCTTTTTTGGTCAAAATCCACTGACACAAACCTTCAGCCTCCTTTCTGTAATAGGGAAACATCCAAGCTAACGTGCGATAAGCACAACACTTGATATAGGCCAAACGCCAAGAATGCCTCTTAAAGTGAAAATATATATTAGTACGCAATTTTTCAAAATTTGGTTCAGGTAAATAAAGACCATCTGAAAACACAAATCTATTATTACAAAAAACTGCGTTAAATATATCTACACTTTGAGCTTCAGGTTTTAAATTAAAGCCTAAATCTGAGGCATCATTAATCAAGTTAGCAAAAGCCGGATGCTTCGGAATCACAGAATCATCACCCAAAATTACACAATGTAAATCATCAGCAATCTGGATGAGCTCCTCCATTGTCTGGAGCTCACCCTCTTTGGCAATAGAATAAAGGAAAACCAATTCAACAGCAAGACAATTGTCCGTCAAAGTGTTGAGTTTCCCACTAACATTATTACCAAGGAACTGAACCAAATAACCATCTGGATCAATGACAACAGAATAACAATTCTGTTTGAAAGCCCAATTACGCATAACACTCTCTTTAGCGGACAAAATTAAATTACTGTCCCGCATCTGATAAAGAAAAGTTAAAACGTTCTCGCGCAGTGAAGCTTCCATATGAGAAAAATCCAAACAATCAAACAGGCGACGGACATCTCCATCAATTAGAAACCGGGCAATAGCATCCCAGCCTCCATAAAATGGAGAAAATCCAACCTGTATCCACCGACCGTGTTTATGTGCTTCCAAGAGATTATCATTTTGCTGACCATAAAGCATAGTATCAACAAGAAGTGTGATAGTCTCTCCGCACAAGAAGACGCGAGTCTTTCGTTTAGCAGGGTCAATATTTACAAGTTTATCAAGAGGTCGAAATTCGCCTTTTGGTGAAGATTGTGCATATAAGTGATCATATTTAACCCCACGAAACTCGAAGTCAACCGGAAGCCCGGCCTCAATCTGATCTAATATTGAATCAATAAGAGGCATTTCAGCATCCATAAATTTCTGTTTAGTATTATACTTCAAATTCCAAGGGTATCCAGGAGATTTTGTCTTATCAATCCTATCTTTTGCTTGTTGCCTAGTTAAGGTTGTAGCCATCAAGAAAGGTTGATAACGATAATGAAGAGCTTGAAGCGCCAACGACAACGCCTTACGGTCAGGACACCAGGGATACGCTACCAAAAACTTCTTAAAATCGTTGCGAAACAATTCTTTATCAAAAACTGCTTGATGATAAGTAGTTGGTAAGCGCATCCCTAGCTCATGGGCCTGACCCATCAATTCAATGTTTGGTGGAAAATTGCAATCCCCTACTATCCCATTGGTTATCTTATGATAAACCATGGCTGCCTGATGGCAGTCTTTTACTGGATAGTAGGGGCCTGGTAGTTTTTTGAACTAGATTGAGTCAAAAACCACGTAGGCATAATACCCCCAGGAAGCGAAAACATCACTCCTGTTTGGGGGGAATTCTTCTTATGCAAACCAATAACTTTACCACGAACATCGAATATTGGAGCGCCACTATCTCCAAAATCAGTATTGATACAATACGAGATTAGATTATCTTTAACATCCAAACTCGGACCAGTGTCAACCTGATGACCATGACGCTCTTTATATTTAACCATGCGCAATTCCATAGTTGTCTCAGGGGAATAGGGGGCAATAGTTGCAGCCGTTTCTTGAGTAGCTTTCATAAAATCAGGTGAACAACGGAACTTTATAAAATCCAAAGTCCAGGCATCCACGTTTTTGAACGTGGTTGTATCTGGCAATTGAATAAGTTCTACAGGATAATGCTTACGAGACGCATGATCATAAATTGCAAACTGATTAATGGGAGCTCTCAACTCACCATTGAGATAGAACACATGTTTAACAGACATGAAATCGTGATTTGCACGAAAACAATGACCTATAGGTTCCCACTGTGAACTAGCACTCATACTACACACTAAATAAGTGCAAGGAGTCTTCACAGGTTCTCTAATGGGATGAACACGAGCTTCATCATGCCGGGACTCATCTTTCCCCACCAAACTTTTTGGATTGCGGTGGTTCCTCAAACAATGCTTCCGATCACAAACACCGCTCTTGTAGATAACTTCATAAACACAATCATTATTATCGATCGTGTTAGAATTAGATTCATCACAACTTGCGATGGCAGAATAATCAAAAAGCACTTTCGGAGGAAGAGTGAAATTTAAAGCTTGTCTGAAAGCAGGCTCTAGCTGAGAGAAGATATCTTTAGACTCATCAAAACTTTCAGGAATTAAGCGACGAGCACCATAATTCATTATCTTAGGTTCAATAAGTAAAGGATCTTCCTCAGCTATATAGACACTTTCATCACGTTGCTTTGCCTCACGCTGCACTTTATACTCCTTCTCCTCACGAAGATCGGAATTAGCACGCCCTCGAAACGGATCGATAAAGGACGTACCAGAAGTATTAAACTCATAAAAAGCACGCCTCTCGGCAGCACTTTCTTTGACTCCTAAACGAGCCACATCTTCCATGGTATTCAGGACATTAGCAACAAATGGATCATCAAGCTTAGCATATTTACTAGCTATTTGCCTGATGATATCTTGCTGGTCCCTAGTAGCACGTAAAGTAGCATCAGGATTTTGAGCGTACCACTGCATAATCTTTAAACAGTAATTAAACTGAGCACGATTTTGCATGTACTGATCCCAAGGAATTTCTATGAGATTACTAGTCACAACATAAGGCTTAGCTCCGCGATCAGTTAAAGCTTGCCACTCTTCAGCATCTTTCGCATAAACAACCTTACGAGGGTCATTTCCAAATATCAATGGCACGCCAACCATCGACTTGGCTTGCTTTTCCAAATCTGTAGCATCATAAAAATAGAATCGCTTAGAAGTAGGTTTGATCTTAAACTCCTCAGCAGTTCTTCTTGTACGAACTTGACTTCTCCATTCTCCGCGGGCTGAATCCCCCGTGCGTTCCGAAACGGTATGTTGCGTGGCAGGACGATGTCTTCCGACACCGCCCTTCTTGCCATGATGAACTTCATCGTTTATGGATTCTCCATCTGCACCTTGAACCTCCTGGTCTTTAGACAACAAAGTAGCTCTCTCATCATAATCTCTATGAAAGAAATGATTGATGCGGCTACCTATAACGTAGTCATACCAGGCGATTATTTTCTCTCGACGAGATATACTCATCCAGAGGGCAGCAAAAACACACAGAGTCGCGAAGAAATAAAGATGCTTATCCTTGATACGATACTCTTTAATCCAACCTATTAATTCTTCATAGAATGGAAGAGATTTGTCAATATCAGGAAACATATAATACAGCTTACGACTATCTTCGTTAATTTGCACATAAAACCTGTCAGTGCCTGCAGGAAGTGGGGGAATGGAAAATGTCGCAGAAGACATAAGACCACCCTCACTACAATCATTAACATGCGTCTTGAACCGAATTGAAGGAACAGGCGCAGATTTAACGAAAGATTGCAAAGGTTGCGGCGTACCTATCATCAATTCAAGGGGTGTTATTGGGGCATTCTCTACAGTAGCAAAGAAGCCACACCCAAGCTCACGATTAACATAAGCTTTATTGATAATATTTACATTAGCCAGTACCGAAGCAGTGACAGGAACGAAAATATAATTATCTTCATAAACCATCTTATCAGCATCAAAAAGAGGGAGTTTATTGGACCCCATTAACGGACCCAACGTACGAATTTGAATGCTCTCACCTAATGATTGAAACCATTGAAGATCCCGCTTATGAAAAAGGTCATTAATATACAACGATAACCCTTCAGCAGGATTGGACATAACATTAGGCATTGACCTAGAAACAGCAAAATGTTTGGAAACATTGTTCCTAGCACAACTAGAACACATAGAATCACC